GGGGGGCGCAGTCGCGGTCCGCCTCGCGCGGCAGGCGCGCGGACGGGCCTGTGGTGAGGGTGGTGAGAAACGCGCGCGCGTCGGCGCACAACTGGAGAATGTCCTCGCGGATGGCGCGCGAGCGGGGGAACGGGAACGGGGCGGGGCGGGAACGCCGGCTCGCGCCGGCAGAACGAATACACATGTCCTCCTCCTAGAGTGAGTTCCGCGACCGGCTGCTCAGTGCACGGCCGCTGGCTAGCATGATTGTAGCACGCGTGGATGCGCGTGTCAATACCCTGCGGCCGATCTGTTGACAAAACTCGCGCACGTTTGGTACCCTAATAGTGACCTCCCGTGTGAGTTCACCGGGGCGGCGGGGATGCTCAGACCCATAGCCCCCCGCCCCACCCCCTCCGTCCTCTCCGCTGCTACCAGGCGCCCATCCCCGGCCAGGGCGCCACCCCCACCATCCCCACGAACATTAGCTCGCTTGCTTGACAAAACAACACACATGTGCTAGCCTGGCACTAGCGGGCGAGCGATCGCAGCTGGTGTCTCTATCGCGTCGCGTTTCGGGGGTGCGCTCGCCCGCCCTAACCGTGCCCAATGGCTGAATCCACGACGTCTGAACGCCGCATCCGGGCCTGGGAGCGCGCCCGCCAGGCGCTCGAACTGCGCCGCGCTGGCTTGCACTACGACGAGATCGCGCGCCAGCTGGGATACCGCACGGCGTCGGGCGCGTACGAGGCGATCCGCAGCGCGATGCGCCGGACGCTCCAGGAACCCGCCGACGAGCTGCGCAAACTGGAGTGCGAGCGGCTCGATGCGGCCCTCGCCGCGATCTGGCCGCTCGTGCAGCAGGGCGACCTCGCCGCCATCGATCGCATGCTGCGCATCTCGCAGCGTAGGTCGGAGCTGCTGGGGCTCGACGCGCCTCGGGCTGTCTCCGCGACGATCGAAACGCAACTCGCTGACGAGTTGCAGGCCATCCTAGCGACCCTCACTGCCTCTGCCGGAGGTGACGATGCCGGGAGCGACGGGCAGCCATAGCGCATGGCGCGGGCTCCTCCGCGCGGCCGTCGCGATGACCGGCGACGCCGCGACGTTCGGCCGTGCGTGGCTCTCCTGGAACCCGCATCCCGGGCAGGAGCGGTGGCTCAGGGCCCCTCGCCGCTCCGTCCACGTCCTCGTCACCGGTCGGCGCTGGGGCAAATCGGAGGCCGCTGGCATACAGGCCCTCCACCACGCGGTATTCAACCCCGGCTCGCGCCAGTGCGTGCTCTCCGTCACCCTCGACCAGGCGCGGCTCTCGTACGACGTCGCGCTGGCGATGTGCATGCGCTCGCGGCTGCTGAGCGCGCTGGTGAGGCGCGTCGTCCAAACGCCGTTTCCCGCGATGCGTTTCAGGAACGGCAGCGAGATCACGGTTCGAACCGCAGCGCGCGAGGGCGTCTACCTGCGCGGGCACCGGTTCGACCGCGTCGTGGTGGACGAGGCGGACTACGTCCCGGAGCGCCTCCTCACCGACGTCGTCCCGATGACGCTGGCCGACCGCGCGGGCCAGCTCGTGCTGATTTCCACACCGTCGCGCCGCCGCGGTCTGGTATACCGCGAGCTCTCCCGCGGCGCCGCGGGCGCCACGGACGTCTACGCTCAGAGCGGCGCGACGTGGGAGAACCCGAACGTCAGCCACGACTACATCCATTCGCTCCGCGAGCGCATGACGTCCTCCGCCTGGCTGCGAGAGGTGGAGGGCGTGTACGCGGCCGATGAGACGGCGGTGTTCGGGTGGGAGCACGTGCAGGCGGCGTACGAATCGGCTGACTACGCGCTGCCCGTCGCCGCGGAGGCCGGCCGGCGCTACGTCGCGGGCTGGGACCTCGCGCAGCACGCCGACTGGACGGTCTGCTGCGTGCTCGACGCAACGACGCGCCCGTACCGGCTCGTCCATTTCGAAAGGTTCCAGCGCCAGCCCTGGCCGGCCGTGGCGGCGCGCATCCGGGACGTGCACGCGCGCTACTCGTGCCACCAGACGCTGATCGACGCCACCGGCGTGGGAGACGCGGTCCTCGACGAGGTGCGCGACGTCGCTAGGGGCCTCGTGTTCACCGCGCGCAGCAAAACCGACCTCATCGCCAACCTCCAGCTCACGCTGGAGAAACGCGAGCTGGTGTTTCCGTTCGTCCGCGAGTTGGTGGACGAGCTGCAGGCATACGAGTACGACGACCGCGAGCTGACGACCGACTGCGTGATGTCGCTCGCGCTCGCGGTGTGGGCCGCGGGCCCGCGGGCGCGAGTCGAGTTCGCGCCCGGGCTGTGGAGCTGAGATGAGCCTGTTTGACGTGTTCCGGCCGATGGCCCCGTCCCCGATGACGGTCCTCGCGACACAGCGCGCGGCGGAGGACGACGTCGGCCGCGCGGCCGCCATCGCGCGCAGGTGGCGGGCGTACAACGGCCAGCACCCGCGCCCGCTGACAGTCCGCCCGGGGCAGGCCGACGACAACGTCATCGTGAACCTCGCGCGGACGGTCGTCGATAAGGGCGTCTCGTTCCTATTCGGCCAGGACGTCGCGTTCGAGCTCCCGTCCGACGCCCCGGCCGACGCGGAGCGGTGGCTGGTAGACGTCTGGCGCGCGAACCGCCAGGCCACGTTCCTGCAGCAGATGGCGCTCAGCGGTGCCGTGGCCGGCCACGTGTTTGTGAAACTCGTCCCGGCGGCGCCGTACCCGCGGCTCGTGCTCCTGGACCCCGCAACCGTCACCGTGCGGTGGGATTACGACGATATCACCCGCGTCGAATGGTACCGCATCCAGTACCCCGCGATCGATCCGCAGACGGGAAAGGCGCTGGTGCGCCGGCAGGTGATCGAGCGGGACGGGGTGGGCTGGCGCGTCACGGACCAGCGCAGCGACGTCGACGCGCGCGACTGGATCGTGACCGGCGAGACGACGTGGCCGTGGTCGTGGCCGCCCGTCGTCGACTGCCAGAACCTCCCGGCCCCGCATGAGTATTGGGGCATGAGCGACATCGAGGACGACCTGCTCGCGCTGAACCACGCGTGTTCGTTCGTGCTCTCCAACCTCGCCCGGATAGTGCGGTACCACGCCCACCCGCGGACCTGGGGGCGCGGGTTCGCGGCGCAGCAGCTGAACACCGCCGTCGACGAGACGATCGTGCTGCCGTCGCCGGACGCGGAATTGCGGAACCTGGAGATGACCAGCGACCTGTCCTCCAGCATCGCGCTCTATCAGCGGCTGCGCGAGGCGCTGCTCGAATCCGCCCGCATCCCGGAGGTCGCCACCGGCAAACTGGAATCGGCGGGGGCGCTGAGCGGCGTCGCGCTGAACATACTGTACCAGCCGCTGATCGAGAAAACGCAGGCCAAACGGCGCACGTACGGAGACCTGCTCGTCGAGCTGAACCGACGCCTCCTCGCGCTCGGCGGGTTCGGCGAGGAGAACGTGTGCGAGGTGCACTGGCCCGATCTCCTGCCGGGCGACCCGAAAGCGGCGGCGGAGACGGCCCTCCTGCAGCAGCAGCTCGGGGTGAGCCGCGACACGCTCCTCGAACGACTCGGGTTCGATCCGGACCTCGAGCGCGAGAAACGCGACGCCGGGGCGACTGAGATGGGCAACCAGCTCCTCACCGCGTTTGAACGGGGGCAGCAATGACGGCGATGGGCGAGCTGCAGCGCGCGGTGGAGCGACACCGACGCGAGCTGCTCCGGCACGAGCGCGCTGCGGCGACCCGCATGGTCCGCGCCTACGGCGTCGCGTGGCGCCGGGTGTCGAACGCGCTCTACGCCGTGACGGAGCGGATCGAGCGCGCGAGGATGCGTGGCGAGGAGCCATCCATCGGCTCGCTGTTCCAGCAGGAGCGGTTCGCGGCGCTCCAGGCGCAGGTAGCGCGCGAGATCGAGAGCCTGGCGCGGTACGCCGACCGCGAGGTGGCGCAGGAGCAACTCGCCGCCGTGCGCATGGCTCAGGTGCACGCGCGCGAGCAGGTGCGTGCGGCGGGCGCCCACGTCCGCGTGAGCTGGACGAGGCTGCCCGCTGACGCGCTGCGCGACCTGGTCGGCGCGCTCGGGGACGGGACGCCGCTCGCGGACCGGCTCCTCCAGCTCGGCGCGGAGGCCGTCCAGGGCGTGCGGGACGCGCTGGTGGCTGGCGTGGCGCTCGGGCGCGGGCCACGCGAGATCGCGCACCAGGTTCGCACGGCCATCGGCGGCAACATGAGCCGGGCGCTCACCATCAGCAGAACGGAGACGATGCGCGCGTACCGCGAGAGCACGCAGCGGGCCTACGAGGCCAACAGCCGCGTGCTGGTGGGCTGGCGTTGGTGGGCGACGCTCGACGAGCGTACGTGTTTGTTTTGCATCGCGCAGCACGGCTCGATGCACGCGGCGACCGAGCGGATGTACTCGCACCCGAACTGCCGCTGCGTGATGCTGCCGGTGACGCAGGCGCAGCAGCAGCTGGGCCAGGAGGAGTGGACCGGCCCGGAATGGTTCATGATGCAGCCGTACGACGTGAAGGTGCGGATCGCCGGCCGGGGCATGTACGAGGCCCTGCGCGGCCGGGACGGCCCGGCGCTCTGGGAGCGGCTGTCGCAGACCAGAGGCTGGAGTCGGTACGGGCCGCAGCCGGTGCGCATCGCGCTGCGGCACCTGGAGGGGACCGGCTTGGGCTACGACGTGCGGCGCGGCCTGGAGTGGCTGCGCGCCCACGAGCGGGAGCCCGAATGGCTGGCGTGTCGTGACATGCTGGACCGCATGGTGCCGGTGGTAACCCGAACGCTCGGGCTGGAGTGCCGGTGGAACAAAGAGGTCGAGATCATGCAGCTCGATAGCGCGTGGGGCCTGGCGCGGTGGGGGAACCACTCCATCGCCATCGACCCGGACGCGGTCGCCCACCGGGAGGCGACCGACGCCGTGCTGTGCCACGAGCTGCTGCATCACTGCTCTGTGAAAGCGCCGGAGGACTATGCGGTCGGTCCGGGCTGGGAGGAGGGCGTGGTGGACGCGGCGCTCACGGGGATCTGGCCAACCCTGCGCAGGTGGCTCGGGGTTGTGCCGGAGGAGCCTTACATAGGGTATCCCTACCTCCTCGAGCCGCTCGCCGACATCGCCCAGACCCTGGGCACCGATGTTGGCACGCTGGGCCTGCGTCTGATACGTGTGCGACTCCAGGACCGCCCGGCGGCCGTGCGGCAGTGGATCGCCGATCTGAACCTGCGAGCCAGCGCGCGGCTCCCCTATGAGCGTGCGGCGGCTCGCCTGCGACGGTGGGAGAGAGGCAAAACATGGCTGTTCTGACGCGGGAGGAGCTGGTGGAACGAATCTACGCGGCGCGGACGGCGGAGGAATGCCGCGAGGTGCTCCGCCAGATCGCGGAGTACAGGCGCGAGCACCCGGACGACTGGCGGATATCGCTCATGGCTGAGATGCCGGCCCGACTGTTGGGCGCGCTGGAGGTGATTGGCCGTGCCGATCAGCGATAAACCCTGGTCCGGGTTCAGCCAGGCCGATTACACGCCCGCGCAGTGGCGGGCGGCCTGTCTGATCCACGTGGACCCGAACAGCGATAACAAATCAGACCACAAACTGCCCGTCAGGGAGCCGAACGGCGCGCTGAACCGCAATGCGGTCCACGCCGCTGCGGCTGTCCTGGCCGGGGCGCGCGGCGGCGTCCAGGCGACGCCGGCGCAGAAACGGCAGGCGGCTCGCCAGCTCATCGCGCTGTACCGCGAGCTGGACGAGGAGCCGCCGGAGAGCATTCAGAGGTTGGCGAGATGACGGACGATGAGACTACGCAGCAGACGCAGGAGTCGGGCCAGGAGCCCACTACTGCCGAGGGGGAGAGCGCCGAGGCGCAGGACGCTGAGGCGTGGGACCCCGAGCGCGCGCAGGCGACGATACGCAAACTCCGTGGCACGGAGAAACTGGCGAAGCAGTACGCCAGGGAGCTCGAGCAGCTGCGCGCGCAGATCCAGCAGCACGAGAGCGAGAAACTCTCGGAGACCGAGCGCCTGCAGCGACAGGTGGCGGAGCTGGAGCGGCGCGCGGCACAGGCGGAGCGGGAGCGCCAGGAGCGGACCCTCCGCTATGAGACGATGCTGGCGGCAGGCCGCTTAGGCATCGTGGACCCGGACGCAGCGTGGCGGCTGATAGATCCCGCCGCGCTGGAGTACGACGAGGACGGCAGCCCGACGAACGTCGAGGCCGTGCTGCGGGACCTCATCCGCAAACGGCCGTACCTGGCGGGTGGCAGTGCCGGGCAGATCGGCGCGACGAGCCCGGCCAGGGCGGACACAAACCCGACGTTCTCGCGGGCGCAACTGCGCGATCCGGCGTTTTTCGCGCAGAACAGGGACGCCATCATGCGCGCGATGCGCGAGGGCCGGATCACCGATTGACGATGACAACGACAATGGAGGGGACCGATGCCTAACATAACGACGACAACGGCAGCCAATTTCATACCGGAGATTTGGGCGAACCGCGCCCTCGAGGTATTGCGCGCCAACATAGTGCTCGCCAAGCTGGTGACGCGTGATACCGACATCACCAGCTTCCAGGTGGGGGACATACTCCACATTCCCTACCCGGGTACGTTCACGGCCAACCCGAAATCGGCGGGCAGCACCGTGACGGTGCAGACGCCGACCGGCGGGAGCGAGGTCCAGGTCACGCTCAACAAACACATCGAGGTCTCGTTCGTGGTCGAGGATGCCGCGAGGGCGATGGCAAACCAGGACCTGCTCGATCGATACCTCAATGCGGCGGTGCCGGCGCTGGCGCAGCAGATCGAGTCCGATTTGTTCGGGCTGTATACCGGCATCAGCACTTCGGTCGGCACCTCGGGCCAGGCCATCACGGCGGCGACGGTGCGCAGCGCGCGCCAGAAGCTGAACGAGAACAAATGCCCGCTCAGCCCTCGCCACCTGGTCGTGAGCAGCGCAGACGAGATCGCGCTGCTCGGCGACAGCAACCTCGCGACGTATTTCGCGATGGCGAGGAGCCAGGGCATCAGCGATGGCTCCATCGGCTCTCTGTACGGGTTCCAGGTGTGGATGAGCCAGCTCGTCCCCGTGGTGACGGGCACGCCCAACAGCACCAAGAACCTCGCGTTCCATCCGTCAGCGCTGATTCTGGCGATGCGCGGCCTGCCGGAGCCGCCGGCGAACTCCGGCGCTCAGGCGACCACCCTGCGCGACCCGGAGTCCGGGCTGGTGCTGCGCGTCCTGTACGCGTACAACCCGTCCTACCTGGGCGTGCAGGTCACGATCGACGTGCTCTACGGCGTGCAGGTGCTGTCTGCCGCCAAAGCGTGCGTTGTGTTGAGCTAACGATGGGCGCCTACGTGGTGAATCCATCGGGCGCCGTGCATTCCGTGCCGGAGGCGTGGCTGGAGGACCTGCTCGCGCGGGGCTACCGGCCCGCCTCCCCGGCGGAGATAGCGGCGTGGTACGCGAAACAGGGGTTGAGCTATGGCACGGCCGACGATGGCGGCGCTGATAACGCGAGTCCGGGGGATGATCGGAGACCCCGCGGGCGCGAACCAGGTGTTCACCGACGACGAAATCCAGGAGGCGCTGGATAGACACCAGGTGGTGGCGCGCTACGTCCGCCTGCGGGCGGAGCCGCGCTACGGGCCGAACGGCCAGGTGGAGTATTTCGACGTCTGGGCGGACATCGGCCCGTGGGAGGACGGCGTCACGCTGGTCGATGGCGATTACAACACGCTCACGCCCGCGACCGCGGACCTGAACGCCGGGCACTGGACGTTTCAGAACAGCACGCCTCCGCCCATCCTGGCGACCGGGTACTACTACGACACATACGGCGCTGCAGCGGACCTGCTCGAGCAGTGGGCCGCCAGGGCGCGCGCGTTCGACGTCGACGCCGACGGCGCCTCGTACAAACGCTCGCAAACCGCGCAGCAGCTGCTCGCTCTCGCCGCGACGTACCGCCGCCAGGCCTGGCCCGTGGTGGCGGTGGACATCAGGGATGACGCTAACCCCATCCGAGTTGTCTAGCATCCGCGCGACGGCGCAGTCGCTGCTGCCGGACTCGTGCAGCGTGGTCAGGACCACGATGCAGGCGGACGGCATGGGCGGCGAGAGCGCGCAGAGCGTGACCAGCACGGTCTACCCGTGCCGGGTGGCGCCGCTCGGTCAGACGCCGGCGGAGCGTGCTGTGGCGGACCGGCTCTCTGGCGTCGCGGCGTGCGTGGTCACGCTCCCCGCGGGCGCGGACGTGCGGGCGGGAGACTCCATCCTGCACGGCACGCTCACCTACTCCGTGGTCGCGGTGCTGCGCCGGAGCGAGGCGACGGTCACGCGGGTGGTCTGTCAGGAGGCGCAATGACGTTCGAGGTGCTGCTGCAGTCGCGGATCGAGCGCATAGCGGACGAGCTCGTGCCGCGCGCCTCTCGCATCGTGCAGGAGACCGCGTACGACGTGGAGGCCGACGCGAAACGCCTGGCCCCTGTGGACACCGGCGCGCTCAGGAACTCCATCATGACGCGGATGGTCTCGCCGTTGCGCGCGGAGATCGCGCCTCACGTCGAGTATGCGGCGTACCAGGAATACGGGACGGTGCACATGCCCGCGCACCCCTACATGCGCCCCGCTGCGCGGCGGCACGACGGCCGGTTCCAGCGGCGGCTGCGCGAGCTGGTGGAGGCCGGCTGATGGGCGCGACGACGCTCTCCGCGGATGCGTGGCTGTACGGGCTGCTCGCAAACGACTCCATTCTGCAGGCGCCGCTCGCGGGCCGCGTCTACGTAGACGTGGCGCCGCAGGGCGCGGTCTACCCGCTGGTCATCATTCGCTGCACCGGCGGCTCGGACGTGCTGGGCAGTGCCGGGACGCGGGTTGTGACGCGGCTGGAGTACCAGATCACGGCGGTGCGGCGCGTGGACCGCGGGGTGGGCGGGTTCGCGGACCTGCAGACGATAGCGGACCGCGTGGACGACCTCGTGGCGGGCGTTGCGGGGAGCATAGTGACGGTCGGCACGCGGCAGTACGCGGTGCACGGCGCGTACCGGCGCGCCCCGCTGCAATACACAACTGTTGAGAGCGATGGAACGGTCGCCCGACACCTCGGCGGCGACTACGTGATCATAGTGGAGGAACTCTGAGATGCCAGTGAGAAGTGCGGTATTCGAATCTCTCGCGGTCGCCGCCGAATCGACGCCCGGCGTGGCGGCGATGCCAAACCGCAGGCTCCGGGATTTGGGCGGCACGCTCCAGCCGGAGCTGACGATCCAGCCGGTCCAGCCGGTCGGCCAGGTGGCGCCGGCCGGCGGCGCTCAGATCAGCAAGGAGCTGGTGAGCGGCCGTTTGGAGGGGCCATTGGCCGTGAACGGGCTCGCCTACCTGCTCGCGGCGGGGCTGTGCACCCCGACGATATCGAACCTCGGCACCACGGCCAAATCGTACACCTACGCGCCGGCGCAGACCAACCCCGACACGCTCACGACCCTCACGCTCGTGGTCGGGGCTGCGGCGGGCGCGGCGGTGGTGCCCGGGTGCGTGGTGCAGTCGTTGGACATCGCGATCGCGCAGAACGCGCTCACGGTCTCCGCAGACATCCTCGGCCGGCAGTACCTGGAGGGGAGCCGCGCGCAGGCCGTGGCGATCCACGGCGGCCCGACGGGCGGCACGTTCACGCTGACCTACGACGGCGCGACGACGTCCACCATCCCGTTCAACGCGACGGCGTCGGCGGTCCAGAGCGCGCTGACCGCGCTGGCGACGATCGGCGCGGGCGGCGTCCAGGTCGTGGGCGGCCCTCTCCCCACGAACCCGGTGCTCGTCCTGTTCCCGCTGGGCGCGGGCGTCGTGGGCTACGGAACGCCGAAGGCGCTCACCATCACGACGACCGGGCTGACCGGCGGAACCAACGTCCACGGCCACGTGACGACCGCCCTGGACGACCACGTGATGGGCGCGGCGCTGACGGAGGTGGCGGTGCGGCCGCTGCAGTTCCGCCAGGCGACCATGGCCATCGGGCCCTCGACCGGGGGGCTCGTCACGCTCTCGAGCGAGGACGTCCTCTCCGTGCGGCTGCGCATCCCGCAGCGGTTCACGCCGGTCGTGGCGATCAACGCGGACACGTCGTTCAGCGACCTCGCGGAGCGCCCCATAACCCCGACGGTCGAGCTGGTCTGCGCGCAGGGCTCGGCGGCAGACGCCTGGATGGGCCAGCTGCGGTCGGGGACGGTGATGTTCGGGCGGATCGTCGTCGAGGGCACGCAGATCGAGACGGGCTACAACTACCGGCTCCAGCTCACGTTCCCGTTCCTCTGGACGAACCCGCGCAGGAGCGACGTGAACGATGTGCTCGCGGGGACGTACGACCTGGCGCTCTGCTACGACAGCACGCTCGGCACGTACCTGCAGGCTGTGCTGTACACCGACATGGCGTCGCTCTAGTGGGAGGTACAATGGGAACTAGACAGCAACTGCGCGAGCTGACGGTGCGGACCGTGCTCGAATTGGGCGGCGTGCGGGTGAACGCCCGCATCAGGCAGTACGCGCTTACGGCGGCGCAGGAGGACGCGGTCGGCGAGGCGCTCCAGCAGCTCTCCGACCCGGCGACTCCTGCGGCCGCCAGGCGCCGCGCGAAACGGGCCGTGTTGGAGGCGGCCGCCGCGGGGCTCGCGGAGTGGGACTACACCGACGACGCGGGCCGGCCCGTGCCGGCGACGCCGGAGTCGCTCGCGAACGAGCCGGCTGCCCTCGTTTGGGCGCTCGTGCGCGCGGTGCTCGACGCGGCAGCAGTCCCAAACTCGAACGCCGGGACCTCGCCTACGCCCTCCGCAGCCGCGGAGCGTACGGGCGAGTCCCGGCCTGGTACCGGATCCACCGGGTAGCCAAGCTCTACGGGATGGACCCGCGGGACGTTGAGCGGATGCCTGCGATCTGGGTGAACCGGGCGCTCGCCGCAGAGTCGGCTGAGGCTGAGGCTGAGGCGTATGAGATGGCCAGGGCGAGGAGCGGCTGATGGACGCTGCTGAGCTGAGGGTGGTAGTGGCGGCTGAGGTGGCGCAGGCGCAACGCGCGCTGCGCTCGCTCAGCCAGTCGCTCGAGCGCGTCGCGTCCGACTCCGAACGCGCTGCCGACAACAGCGCCCGCAGCTGGGAGCGCATGGCCGGCCGGTTCTCCTCCGCGGCGGCCGCCCTGCGCGGCCCGGCGCTCGCGCTCTCCGGCGCGTTCGCCGCCGTGGCGGCCGGGATGGGTGCGGTCGCGCGGCAGGGCGTGGAGATGAACACGGCGATCACCGGCGCGCGCGCCGGGCTCACCGCCATCACGCACTCGTCGCGCGAGGCTGAGCGCATGATCGCTGACCTGCGCCGCGAGGCGCTGAGCAGCATCATGACGTTCAAACAGATGCTGCCCCTCGCGCAGCAGCTCGCGGCCGCCTACGGCCCGGAGGGGATAGGGCGCGTCATCCCGACGCTCAGGGCGTTCGGGGACGCGGCGGCGGCGCTGCAGGCGAGCCCGGACGCGCTCGAGAGAGCACTGTTGGGGTTCCGGCAGATACTGGCGCGCTCGACGGCCAGCCAGCAGGATATCAACCAGGTGCTGCTCAACCTCCCCGGCCTCAACCTGGCCCCGGTCCTGCGCAGGATGTTCGGCTCCGCCGACACGGAGGCGCTGGCGAGGGCCCGCGTCACCGGGCGGCAGGTGGCGGACGCGATCGTCACCGCGATGCAGGAGCAGTTTGGCGGGGCGCAGCAGAAACTCATGCAGACGCTCCCCGGCGTCGTGTCGAACCTCCGGGACACCTGGAACGATTTCGTCGGCACGCTCACGGAGCGGTTCACCCCGCAGGTCATCGCCGCCCTCCGAACGGTGAGCGAGGCGTTCGGCCGGCTCATGCAGAACCGCTCCGCAGTCGAGGCGATCCAGGCGGGGTTCAACGCGCTGGGCTCCGCGCTCACCACCGCCGCCCGCGGAGCAGCGTGGCTGATCGACAGGTTCACGACGCTGCCCGACTGGATGCAGCGGGCCGTGGTGGTGGGCGGGCTGCTCACCACCGCCCTCACCGGAGCAGCGGGCGCGGGGCTGCTGCTCGCGTCCGCCGCGTCGTCGTGCCTCGCGAGTCTCGTGAGGCTCCCGGCGACCCTCGCGGAGGTGCGGGTGGCGCTGGGTGGGGTGACCGTCGCGGAGCAGTCGGCGACGGCGGCAACCACGACGCTCACGACCGCGGTCGGCGCCGGCGGGCTGGCTGGGGCGCTCCGGGCGCTCGGACCCATCGCCGCTGCCGCGTTCACCGGTTGGGGCATCGGGCGGCTGATCGACGAGGTGTTCGGCCTCTCCGATGCGATCGGCAACGTCGTGCTGCGCTCGCGCGGGCTGCCCGGGCTACGCGGCGAGAACATCGAGGGCGCGGACGTCGATCCCCGAATCGCGGCAGTTCAGAAACTGCGGGCGCTCCGCGGCAGGCAGCTGCAGATCGGGAGCAAACCCGTTTTCGACGCCGCCGAGGCGATGGCCGTCGAGCGCGCGGCTCGGCAGCTGCGCATCCAGCTCGACAACGTGAACCGCGTCTACGACCTCACCGACCAGCAGCTAAACGCGCTCGCCGGGCGGATCAGCGCGGAGTACCACGCGCAGGCGGACCTGCGCCGCGCGAGGCCCGCTCAGGCGAGGCCCGCGGGCCCGCCCAAACTGCCAGCGCCAACGCCGTCGCAGGCTGCGGACGCCGCCGCGGCGGTCGAGCAGCTCACGCGCCTGCGCGTCGGCGCGATGCGGGAGGGGCTCGCGCGCACCCTCGCTCAGATCGACGCCGACGCGGCCGCGGAGCGCGCAGCCTGGCGCAAACGGCTGGCGGAAGGGCGGGCGACGGCCGCGCAGGTTCACGAGGCGCTCGCGCTCATCGAGCGGCGCCGAATCCGCGAGCGCGGGGAGGCCATCGCTGCGGCCGAACAGGAGGCGGAGCGCAACCGGCGCCAGGCGAGCCAGTCCGCTATCGCGGAAACGCAGAGGTGGCTCCAGGCCCGGTACGCGGCCCTCCAGCGCGGGCTCACGGCGTACCGCGTGCAGCTCATGCGCCAGGGGATGGCGCCGGAGGCGGTCGACCTCCGCGCCGCTGAGATGGAGTACCAGACGCTCGCGCGCCTGAGGCAGCAGGTTGCGCGGCTGCCGGCGTCGCGCGCGCAATCCGTCGCGCAGGACCTGGCGGCGCGCACGCAGGAGGCGGAGCTGCGGGTGCTCGAGCTGCGGCGTCGGGCGGAGGAGGAGGCGGCGGCGAGAACCCGCCAGCTCACCGAGGAGCAGGCCCGGGCCGACGCGGAGCGCGTGCGGGTGCTCCAGCAGAGCGCCGACGCGGAGGCGGACGCCGCGGCGCGCGCGGCCCTCTCCGCGCAGAACTACGACTGGGCGCTGCGAATCCTGCGCGGCCGCGTCCAGGTGCTCGAGCAGGAGCGCGCGCAGCTCGGCGAGACCGTGGACGACGCGCGGCGGTACGCTGAGCTGACGAGCCGCATCCGCGAGCTGAACTCGCAGATTGCCGACGCGATGGCTGCGCAGACGCAGCACCAGCGAGACCTCCTCGCGATGCGCGAGGAGCTGCGCCAGCGCATCGAGCGGGAGGCTGAGGGCGCCCCGGAGCGCACCATCCCGCGGTGGGAGTACCCGACCGGAAACGTCGACACCGAGGCTCAGGTCCAGGCTCAGGTCCAGGCGGCCGCAGCGGCGGCTACGGCGCAGAGGCTCGCGGAGCAGCGTGCGGCCTGGCAGCGGTACTGGCGCATGATCGCCGAGGACGGCCGGCGCGAGCTCTCCGCCATCGGCGTCGAGTTCGTCCGGAACGTGCTCGGCGGCGTCGGCTCGATCGGGAGCGCGCTCACGCGGCTGTTCCAGCGCCTGCGCGAGCTGCTGATCGACCTCGTCGCGAACGTCATCGTGCACCAGATCGAGCGCGCGCTGGGCGGGATCGGCAAACGCGGCGGCGTCGGCGGGCTGATCGGCAGCCTCCTGGGCAGCATCCCCGTTATCGGCGGTCTGTTCCGCGCGGAGGGCGGGCCGGTGCCGGCGTGGCGGTCGGCGGTCGTCGGCGAGCGCGGCCCGGAGGTGGTGGTGCCGATGCGCGATTCGTACGTGCTGCCCATGCGGCCGGCCGCGCGGGTCGTGAACGTGTCGGTGGTGTTCAGCGGCGACATCCACCGCGACGTGGACCTGGCCGCCGGGGTGGACTATCTCACGCGGCAGATTCGCCGGACGCTGAGGACGGCGTAGCCATGGCGACTCTCAACATCCAATTCGGTGCGTATATATATAAGGTACAGGGCGCGCACGTCGCGCCCGGCGGCTGGGCCGAACAGCTCACGACCCGCGGCGAGGTCCAGCCTGTGCCGCGGACGGACGTGGCGCTGGAGGTGCCCGGGTTGCTCGGCCCTCGCGTCGTGACCGCGCAGGGGGTGCTGGTGCCGCCGGGGGCCACGACTCGGGCGGCGGTGCGGGACGCGATCGCCGCGTTCAGGTACGCGCACCGGCCCGGCTACCGCGACCTGTACCTGGACGACGACCGCGCCATCCGGGCGCAGGTGACCGCGGTCAGCGTGACGGAGTCCACGGTGAACAGCGCGCAGTTCAGCGTGCGCTGGGAGTGCCCGGACCCGTACTGGCGCGCGCTCGCTGCTGAGGGCGCGAGCTGGCAGAATCCGGTCACCGGCGTGCTGCCCGTGAACAACAGCGGGGGCGCTGAGGCCAGGCCGGCATTCACGTTCACCATCGACGCCGCCGGGACCCTCTCCCTCACGCTCCAGAACACCGCGGTTTCCTCCCCGAACGCGTTCAGCCTCTCCGGCGCGGTCGGCTCCGGCGACATATTCGTCGTGGACTGCGCGGCGCAAACCGTGACGCTGAACGGCGCCAACGCGCTCGATCGGTTCGGCGGGTGGTTCTGGCGGCTCGCGCCGGGCGTGAACAACCTGGCGCTCTCCGTGAGCGGGGCTACCCTCGCGGCGATGGCCGCGAGCTGGGTTCCGAGGTGGCTATGACCGTCGACATACGGCTCTACAACGCGGCGGGCGTGCGCCAGCCGCTCCCCGACGGGGCGGTGCGGGAGTGGAGCGTGGAGCTCCTCGAACGCGGCGGGTGCGGGACGTTCGAGTTGGTGCTGGCGGAGGAGCTGGACGGCCAATCGCTGCCGGCCCCGCCCACGCTCGACTGGCGCGTCGAGGTGTGGCTCGACGGCCAGCCGATCTACCGCGGCTGGGTGGAGCAGTCTGAGCCGGAGCTGCAGGAGGGGCAGCGGACGTGGCGGCTCACGGGGTGCGGGCTCATGGGCAGATGCGCGTCGCTCCCCGTCCAGGCGGTCTGGGCGAGCCCGCAGCCGACCAGCGTCAGCGATGCGTTCGCGTGGGTGGCGAGCCGGGCGCTCCCCGGTTCGGACCGGCTGCCGGACCTGCTGCAGGTGATCGAATCGGGGCTCGCGCCGGCGACCGACCGCGTCGAGCTGTCGGGCTCCGCGAGGGACGCCCTGGACGCGCTCGCGGAGCTGGCGGGGGACGCGCTCTGGGGGTTCGACGTGGACCCATCCGGGCGCGACCGGCTGTACGTTCGAGCCCGGTCGACGGCGGTCGGCTACCGGTTCCGCGTGGGCCGGGAGGTCAGCTACCTCGAGGACCCCGTCGACCTGGCCGACGTCGTGAACGCGGTGACGCTGCGCTGCGGGACCGCGCAATCGCCAAACCTCGCCTACAACTCCTCATTCGAGCGGCCGTGCGCCCCGGGCGCCGGCGCGGAGGGGAACCTGCTCACCAACCCGTCGTTCGAGAACGGGACGACCGGGTGGACGTTTGCCAACGGGGCGTCCATCAAAACCACGGGTTCGAACCCCGGCGAGTACGCCCGCACCGGCACGCACATGGCGGAGGTCGACAACGTGAACGAGGAGTTCACCTCCGCCGGCGTGAGCGTCGTCGGTGGCGGCACGTACCTGGTGTCGCTCTGGTACTGCCGCGAGACGACGGACAGCGACCCGCCCCGGATGTCGGTTGCGGTCGAGCAGTACGTCTCGGGCGCGTGGACCACGGCCTCGTCGGAGGAGGTCACGGCGACCACGCGCAGCTATCAGCAGTACGCGAAATACGTCGTGGTGGACGCGGCGGCGACGCAGGTGCGGGTGCGGGTGACGATGACGTACTGCCGGGCGGGCGGCACGTGGGAGCAGCGCGCGATCCAGGTGGACGACGTCGCGCTGTACAACGCGCAGTTCGTCGCGAACGAGGGGTGGGAGTCGGCGGTCTGCCAGGCGGCGGGCCACACGGTCACGCAGATCGTGAACTGGGCGCACTCGCCGCTCACGGGAGCATACCACGGCGCGTACTGCGTGGCGGCCTACGTCGCGGGCGTGAGCACCCCGCCACCCGCGAGCAACCACACCGTGAACCCGGCCGGCTACGACTGCGTGCTGATCCGCTCGAACGACGAGCGCCGCGTTAGCGCGCGCGAGCTGGTCGGCTACGCGCTGAGCTGCCGCGTGTCCGCCGGCGCGGGGCTCGCGCTGCGGCTCGGGCTGGAGTGCCAGACCGACCGGGGGGAGACGCTGTACGTTTGGAGCGACGAGATCGTGACCACCGGCCCGCTCGGGACGTGGCAGTGGGCGCAGGCGGCGGTGGGCTCTCAGGCGTACCTGCTCACGCCGCTGCACACGCAGAGCGTGCGCCCCGTGGTCGAGCTGCGGTCCAACGGCGGGTACTGGCTGGACGCGGTCGACCTGCACGAGTACGCGCTGACGCGCGATTACTACATAGAGGGCGAGCAGCTGGTGGTGGACTACCGCGTCGACAACGCGGGAGCGGTGGTGCCGCTCCCGCAGGGCGCGCTGCCCGCGGAGGCTCAGCAGTCGATCGCGACGTACGGGCTGCGCCACCGGACGCTGGACGTGCCCGGCATCGGGGACCTCGACGCGGCGACGAACTACGCCGCGGCGTACCTCCGGCGCTACGCGGTCCCGATCCGCCGCGGGCGCGTCGTGCTGGACCCGTGCTCGCAGGCGGTGCGGCTCGTCGCGTACGACGCCGCGGCCACGCCGACGGGGCTCGTGAACGTCGCGGGGCTCGTGAGCGCGACGGTTCCGGACCAGCAGCCCGTGCGGATCACGTACAGCCAGAGCGAGCCGGGGCGAGTGCGCTGCGAGGTCGAGCTGTCGAACCGGCGCCCGGACCCCGCGCTGCTGCTCGCGCCGAAACCGACCGTGGCGGCTGCGGCGGTCTCGACGACCGTGCGCGCGCAGGGGGCGGCGCCTGCCGTGTACGTGCAGGACAGCGAGCCCGCCGCGGACGTAGGCACGATCTGGGTGTATACGGGGGCGTAGATGGCACTGCTGCGCATCAGAAACGAGACGAACACGGGCTGGTACGAGTGGGCGCCGCTCTCGGCGGCTGAGCGTGCGGCGCTCACGGGCGGCGGCGACACTGCGCTGCACTGGCATGCGAGCGACCGCGACCTCGCGAACGCCACGGGCACGCTCGCGGTTGCGCGCGGCGGGACCGGATTGACCGCGCTCGGCACGGCCAACCAGCTGCTGGCCGTGAACGCCGGGACGACGGGTCTTGAGTACAAGACGCTGTCGGGCACCACCAACCGGGTGAGCGTGGCCCACGCCCCGTACTCGATCACCCTGTCCCTTCCGCAGGACATCCACACGGGGGCGACTCCGACGTTTGCTGGGCTAACCGTCACCGGCCTGGGCACCTTCGGCGACCTGGAGGTCACCGGTGCGGCCGGCACCTACCGGTGGCTGCGGGGGTTCACCGGCACCACGGCCCGGTGGCAGGTGGCCTTAGCCGACAGCGCCCCGGAGTCCGGCGGGAACGCGGGCAGCGACTTCGGGCTGTTCAGCTACGACGACGCCGGCCAGTACCTGCGCAGGGACCTGACCATCAACCGCGCCACGGGG